AAAGAATTTATAAATGTTCTACCTCTCATAAAAGCAAAGGGTACAATTTCAATATTCCCCCGCTCTAGTTCTTTATCTACTTTTTCTTTATTATATAACATATATAAATTATGATAAATAGGTTCTAACCATGGATCCATTTTTTCTTTTAAATCACCTGGTAGAAAACCTAATTCTTCTTTAGCTACAGTTGGTCTTGTGATAATGATTTTATCTATTTCTCTAGAGAATAGCATATCTAATGCTGCTTGTACCGCCACTAGAGTTTTTCCTGATCCAGCCATTCCCTTCAGAATCACTACAGGATTGTCTACAATAAGTGATTTTGCTTTTTTTTGTTCTTCATTTAAAACTAAATTAAATTTTATAGGATTTTTAGGTCTTCTCTTTTGAGTGAAGACTTCATCAGTGTGATGGTTTGAAGTCATAATTAAAACGTTTATTGGTTTATAATAAATATAAAAAAAAAGCCTAGCTTTCGCTAGGCATTTTTCAATTTATTTAAGATATTCTTAGATAATGTTAGTATCAGCTACTAATACTTTACCATAAAATTCTGGTCTCACCATTTTCTTAGCATATCTTGTCATTATCCCTTTACGTGGAGTGAAGGTATCTGGATCCATTACTAATGGAGTCATGATAAGTGGAACATATGGAGCATAAACAGCACCTGATTCTAAGAATTGGTTACCTCTGAATCCCATTAAAATAACATTTTCAGTCATGTAAGGATTTTTGTATACTTTATAACGAGAGTTTAAAGCACCAATTTTCTGTACACCGAAAGCGTATGAAGCTTTTGCTACATCACCATCAGTATCTGCTGCAAATCCTGGAATTGATTCTAAGATTGTAGCTACAGTTGGAGACACTACCAAGAAGTTAGCACCACCTCTTAAAGTTCTTTGGTGAATTAAGTTAGAGATTTTTTGTAATTTAATTCCCAAAGTTTGGAACCAAGACATTTGAGTGTAGTAAACACCTGATGTGTTGGATTGTCTAGCACCATTTACAAAAGAGTCACCTACTTTTGCAGACCATACTTCAACTTGGTTAGTTGGTACATTTTGGATTAGCATATCCAAGATCTCCAAATCAACTTCTAATGAGATATATTCTGATAAGATAGAAGTTAATTCTGCTTCAGCATCCAATGAATGGAAAGCATTAAGGTCTTGAGAAAATTCTGGAGTCCATTGTGCTTTTAATTTTCTTGTTTTAGCAACAATAGCTTCTGATCTCATTTTAACATCTACTTCTGGTATAGAGATTGAAGTACTACTAGCAGCATTTGGTACAGCATATGCGTTTCCATCTTCAAAATCACCTCTGTTAGCATCTGATGTAGCTTTGTTGTAGAAAACAGCAAATGTACTATTACCAGTTTTAATATCACTAGCAGATCCTGTATAGAAGAATTCAATATTAACTCCATTCACTTTTGTGAAAGCAGATAATAGTTTAGAAGCTGTAAATCCTGATCCAGATTCAGCAGTGAATGCTCTAACTCCATTTACATCATAATCAGCTATTGTAGCTACAGGGATAGTAACTTTGATAATTTCATTTGCTAACATAGAAGCTGATAATTCAGCAGTATAGTTTACATCAGCAAATGTAACTGTTGGAGCTATACCTGATCCGGAAGCTATTGTAGTATTTGAAGCTGAGAATTGGTTGATTGAATAACCAAATCTACCAGCACCATATAAACCACCTGCAGCTTCATTACCAAAGTTTGCAGAAGCCTTACCATAGAATGAATCACCATCAGCGAATGGTCTTTTAGTATCACCATATTGGAAATCCAAGAAGAATACTAATCCAGCTGGTAGGCTCATTGGTTGAACAGAAACAAATTCTTTAGCAGCGATTTGACCGAATACTTTACGTACTAATGGTAAAGCTACAGCAGCGTACTGCTCACCTGTACCAGGAGTAAAAGTTGCAGAACCACCAGTTTGGTTTGCTTCTACTACTAATTGTTTTGCTTGGTTCTCTAAAATGATAGCCATGTTTGTTTTATCGGTTTCATTAGAAATTCCTTCTAACAAACCTGATTTGCCCCATTTTGCAGCTAATCTAACTGAGTCTTTTTGCAAAGACGTATATGGGTTTGCGGTTTCAAGTAATTGATTTACTAAGTTTGACATTGTTTAATTTTTTTTTTAAGTTTTAATTTAATTTTTTAGATAATTCCTGCAAGTTTTTGCATTCTATTTACAAAATCATTTCCTTCCATAATAGGTTGTCTATCAGCTACACCAGCAGCTTTAGAAGCAAATGATAATGATTCCTTAATTTGTGATTTAACTTTTTCAGTATTCAAAGACTCATTTAATGTATCAAATACATTTTTAGCTTCTCTTACTGTTTCAGCTCTATCAAAAGCATTAATAACTTTAACTTTTTGAGCTTCGTTTAAGTTTTTAGCTTTAAATAATTTATTAACATAAAGTAATTTAGCATTTAATAAATTAACTTCATTTAATTCAGAACGTAAGATGGTAATAGTACTCATTGCTTCTTGTAATTCTTTAGCTTCGCTTTCATTTCTTATAGCAGAGCCAGCCGCTGATCCTAAGTCTGCTAGAGCTGCTTTAGCTTTAGCTGCTATAGGTCCACCTTTAACAATTAACTTTTTTAAGCCTGAAATGATAGCATCTAAACCTGCTGCGGCAGAATCTGATGGTTCTCTCATTGTTGATCCTCCCATTTCATCCAAAGAAGAGATTTCAGCTAAGATTTCTTCAAGTTCTAAATTGTCTTCAGCACTCATTTCTTCGTCGCCTTCAACTTCTTCTTCACCCATTTCTTCTTCACCCATTTCTTCTTCACCACCCATAACATCAGCTAGTATATCACGAATAATATCTTTCAGTTCATCAACTGAGATACTACCCACTTCATCATCTGCTTCTACTTCGGCGATTGTAGTTTCTTCCATTTCTTCTTTACCTTCTTCCATTTCTTCTGTACCTTCTTCCATTTCTTCTGTACCTTCTTCCATTTCTTCTGTACCTTCTTCTAGGTCTTCAAGTTCTGATAGAAGTTCTTCTAAAGAAATTTCTTCATTTTTAGTTTCTTCTTGATGATAACCTTCTTCCATTTCGTCTTCTTCGGATAATGCCTCTAGTTTATCTGACATCATTTCTTGAATACGAGGGGCAAAAGCTTCCTCAAGAGCTAATTTGGCGTTAGCCATAGCTGTTTCTCTAATTGCTTTAGCTTCAGCGATAGCCTCATTAAAGATTTTAGTTTTGTTTGACATAATAATTGATTTGATTTTTGATTACTTATTAAGAAGTAATATAGGAATTTGTTTTATGAGGGAGATTATATTAGGATAATCTATCAGGGATGTCGATAAATATATAAGGAGAAGCAAAAAAGCGCTTCTTTTTAGGAAGCGCTTAATTTTATTTATTTATTTATTTATTATCTTATACAACATATACCAGATTGAGTACAAATAATGTCTGATATTATTGAGTTTACTTTTGAGTATTGGTTTTGGTTTAATTGTGGGTTAAAATTTTCATTTAAACCTGTAGGTTTCATGAAGGCTCCTTGAGTACTTGGAGTACTTACAAAATCCCAACAAAGAAGTTCAAAATCATCTTGTACTTCTACTGTACCTTCTCCTAAGGGTTGCACTGAACCCATACCACGAGATGAAATACCCACTGTAATATTATTAGCAAATAATTCTCTTAATATATTACCTGATGGTGTTGGTAATATTTCTATTTTACCCATTAAGTCATCACCCTCCCACCATAAGGATTTAATGTTATGTGATACATTTTTTAAATTAATTATTGTGGATTCAGGGTGGTCTAATTCCCCTAATGCTCTGTTTTCTGCTATAGAGGTTTCTATATACTTTTTAACTTCATTTTCCAAAATTTGTTTAGGATAAACTCTACCATTTTGGTTTTTAGCTTCAGCTCTTTGAACTACACCTTCAACAAGCAAATTTTTAGCCCCTTTAACTCCCTCAGTTAATTGAGTAGTTTTAGGGGTAAAAATTGAATATTCTATTAATAATGATTTGCTCATATTATCCGATAGTTACAGTATTACCTTGTTTTAATTTATTTATAGCATCAGTTTTACCAACACCTGATAAAGAACTAAATTTTGGATCTTTTTGAGCATCATCCACCGCGTCTTTACCAGCATAAGTAGTACCTTCTTTCATTTTAGCTTTAGCTTCTTTAACCATTGACATAAGATTTTCCATTGGAATACCTGTAGACTCAGCATATTTTTTATAAATGGCTTCTTGTTTTTCTTTTAATGGAGATGAATCAGCATTAACATCTGCTACTCTATCAGCATATTGACCATGCTCTTCTAGTGATTTATCAGCTACATAATTTTGAAAATCTTCAATATAATCTTCTACTGTATCAAACTCATCACCTGATTTAGATAAAGATATCATATACTGTTTTATTTCTCCTTTATTAAAGGCCAGGGGAATTAGAGCTTGAGCTATCTCTCTTGTAGATATTTTATCTTCTTTTAATGGAGATGAATCAGCATTAACATCTGCTACTCTATCAGCATATTGGCCATGCTCATCTAAGAAGCTTGAATCATTATAAAATTCTTCTCTTTCATCATCACTCATTTCATCATTAGATTTTGGAGTACCATCTGCATTGTAACCTGGTCTAGAGGATGTTCCTTCTCTTATTATATTTTTCTTACCTTTACCAATTTTATCAATTTCTTTTTTGGTAGCTTCAATCCATTCATGACCCACTTCACTTTTACCATGCATTTTTTCACAATAATATTGTGAATTTTTAGTTAAATTGGTTAATACTTTTTTCTGGGCTTTAAGTATGTTATCTTCAGATAAATCTCCTGAAGTTGCAGGTATATCCATGATTTCTAATTCATAATTCATACCTCTAGTATACTCATAGGGGTTAACCATATCAATGGTTTTAGCTATAATATCTACTTCTTGTTTACCTTCAGCTTTTTTAGCTTCTTTAGCTTCTTTATGAGCTTTTTCTGAGATGATTGATTTATTTTTTAATATCTTGACAGCATCATCAAATGAATTACTAGATGATACCATATCTAAATTTTGGTCTCTACGAACTTCATAAAGAAATTTTTGTTTGGTAATTTTACCATCTAAATATTGAGTATATAAATTTTGTATTGTCATGATATATTATTTTCCTTGTCCTTTATATAATTTTTTATAATTTTTAGAACTTTTTAAATTGGATGTTTTATTTTTGGCGTGAATACCAGTTCTAGAAATTTTAGGTTTGTCTATTTTTACAACTGATGAAGCGGATTTAATTTTAGCTGCCATTATTCTGTTAAGTTATTAATTTTAGTATTAATTTCTTGAATTTTTTCGTTTATTTTATTTAATGATTTACAAGTACGTTCTAAATATATAATCCCTTCATTATTTTCTTTTAACTCATCTTTCATTCTAGTGGTAAATTCAACTAACCTATTAATTTCATCTAATCTACGTTGAATTGCTTTAACTCCTTCATGTAATTGTTGTTGAGGTGTTCTTGTTTTTACTTCTTTTTTAAAAGTACTATATCTGGCTTCATTTAAATTTTTGGATTTGAAAGCATATTTTGTTAAATAACCTCCAGCAGCCCCAGATGTAGACATTTCCTCCAAATATTCAAACATTACTTGTTTGACTAATTCTTTTAATTTATTTTTTTCCATTATGAATTTTATTTAATTCATCATGCAATTCTTGATATTGAAGTAATGATATTATATGCTCATCCTTTAATTTTTTAGATTCCAATACTGGTTCTATTAAGTTAATGGTTTCATTAATTTTAATTTTTATTGTAGCATCTTCTATTTTAGGTAGAATTTTTAACAAAGATTCCTTAAGTGAAATAAAACTGGTATTAACAAAGGATTTTAATTTAGTGGTATCTGTAATATTAACAATATATTCTTTTAATACTTTTTTTTGTTCATTTGATAAGTTATCAAACTTAGTATTAAACTTCTCTAACATTAATTTATAAACTAAAGATCTGGTACCTTTATCTAAATCTTGAAACTCATTTATCATTGGAGATGAATCAGTTTGTGTAGTAGGTAAAGTAACATTTTCTATAATGTTTAATTTAGAATTAATAATAATTTCTAAATTTTTAACAGGAGAAGAATTAGCTTCTAATAAAGTATAAGTAGCAGAAAGTAATTTATAATTAGAAATTTTGGCTTTAAAAAAATCATCTAAATCAAAATTATTTTTAATCTCTTTAATTAAATTATATTTTTCTTTTGCTAATTGATTTTTATCTAAAGTTTTATTTATTTCTAATAATGTAGAAATAATTGTTTCAGCTTTAGCTTCACTAATATTATGAGCTTTAGATATAGTCTGGTATATTTTGTTTTCTTTAGCTAATTCACTATTAACAAAGAATTTCTTGATTAAATTAACAGCTTTAGAATCATGGTTAGATATAGTGTCAGCAGTTATTTTTCTCACAAGAAGTTCAAACAATATCCCGGTATTTTTATACTTATTATGCTTTATTTGTGCCATTTAGTATGGTAAATAGTTATTATTGATTATAAATATTAATCTTACATATCTTCCTTTAAAAGATTGTCCTCATTTAATAAATCACTTTCTTCATATAATTTTACTTTACGTTGAGGGAACATACCTTTTAATGAATTTTGTATTTGATGGTAAGCAGTTTGAGTATTTGCATTTTCTAAAGCTAATGGAGAACCACCTTTATATGCAGTTTTAAACCCTTTAGGTTCTTCACCAGCACCACCCATTTCTTTAGTACCTAATCTATCTCTACCTAATGGGCTATCTTGTGTGTTATAAGTTGATGCTTTTTCTTTTGGTCTACCTAATACTTGATCAGGATAGGTGTCTTTTTTCTCATTATATCCTTTAGGAACATCTCCTGCTTCATATCTACCTGGTCCATAAATTGAAGCTAAGGAATGTGGTGTACCATAAGCTACTCCTGTTTTTGCTGGATCATTTCCTTCGGTTTCAATTTGATCAATTCTGAATTTACGTTTAGCATCTTCAATCATTAATTCTCTATGTTCATCATATTGGTCTTCACTAAATTGGAATATGTTGTCATAAACCCAATCAGATGAAACAATTTTATTTTGGATTAAATCAGTAGCTAATTGAGTTTTTTCCTTTAATAATGCTATTTTTTCTTGTTCATAAATTATAGAAGGAGTAGTTAAAGATAATTCAAAATTAGTTAATGATTCTCCATCGTACCCTTGGGCATATAAATGAACTAAAGCAATTTTTGTTAACTCTGATGTTAATATCTTTTGTATTCTCTCTACTGTACGAGCAAATCTAATATCTTCTGCTGCTAATGTTGCTTTACCTGTTAAATCTTTTTCATATCCAAAATAAGCTTTAGGTACTTTAAGAGCGGCAAATAATTTATCTTTTAAATAATTAATATCCTCAATGGCTGCATAATCCAAACCTTTGGTAGTTTCAATACGAGTTGTTGCATCACCACCTCTTACAGGAATATAAAAATCCTCTAATATATTTTGCATGTTATATTTCAAATTATATTGACCAGTTTGAGGGTCCATATAAGGTGTTTTTTTCATTTTGTTCATGGTACGTTGCATGTAATTTTCAACCTCATTAGGTGGAATATTACCAACATTAACAAAAAATGTACGTTTTTCAGGAGCTCTAACAATACGATGTATTAACATCGCATCTTCCATTAAAGTTAATTGTTTGAAGATTTTACGACCTGGTTCTATATAAGATCTACCATATGGTAGATAATTAAAGTCAGATAATAATCTAAAGTGAGCCATTTCAAAATTATCAAACTCAATTTGGTCATCTCTATTTATAGTCATTTGAGACATTTGTTGGAATCCCAATGGTGAAGTTGAAGTTGAGAAAGAAGGATCATATTTAAATTTTACTTCTTGTGGTTTTGCTGGATTATTTCCTTCTATTCTGATAATGGAATAAGATGAAAATGGTATCACATTATAGATTCCAAATTGTTCTGATATTTCTAGTTTTAAGTAAAAATCTCCATACTTACACATATTACGAGCCCATGACCATAGGTTGAATTCAATATTTAATACATCATAAAATAAATTATATAGTATTTTTTGTATTGTTTCATCAGAAGAACGTATTTGTAATACTTCTCCTAAATCATTTCTTAAACAAGTTTCATCAGCTAATATATCTAATGTGGAAGCAATAATTGAATCTTGATCCATCATTTCATAATCAGCATATAATTGTACTCTTTGGGTAGGATAAGAAGTATCACTATTATAATTAAAATTTAAACCACCAGTTGTGGTATATATTTTATTATATCTGTCAAATAAAGAGTTTGTCTGTAAAGTACCAAGTTGTTGAATACGATCTGTATCCATTACTTTTAACTGATTACCACCAACGTTTCTTATAATAACGTCAGTAGAAAAAATTCTCTTTAATCTACCAAATAATGAGGTATCTACCATAATGTAAATTGTATTTTATATAAATATTAAATTATCTAAGCAGCCATGATATATCTTCAGTCCCCCCACGCCCATCATCCATTTGATATGGATTTTGAGTGAATGAGTTTGCCGAATAAGCTCCTGGGGCTGTTTGGGTAACTACCCCAAAGTTTCCTAAGGTAGCTCTTGTAAGTTCAATTCCTTGTTGTCTATTTCTTAAAGCGGTATCTCGTAAAAATAAAGTTATTGCAAATGCCATTACTAAATCATCATTATAACCTGATTGGGACTGGGCTTTACCATTTTTCCAAACAAATACTCTTAACTCACTCATTAACCTTTTTGACTGGATTATAACTGATTTTTCATGTATATATGATACTAGTTTTGATATACATAAAGGTCGGGTTTTCATGGAAGTTGTAAATCCAGGTACCATACCTTGACCATTTTCCATTCTAGCCATTTGGTTTTCACTGGCTCCTAATGTAGTATCTGCTTTAGAGGAATAATATAGATTTCTATATCCCCTTTCAATTAATTGTTCAATTACACTCCAACCTATATTAGCGTTTTCTACAACTAATAAAGCATCACAATATTCAGTAGATATTGAAAATAAAATATTTGCAAAATCTTTGGTTGGGATTTGAGCTTTATATTCAGCTACTTGTTTAGCAGCTTCTATATCTAAAATATGAAAAGCAGAATAGTCAGTTCCATCACCTCTAGCAACGTCAGCTACCACCAGATAAGATTTGGTATAATCTGGTGTTTCCCATATCCATAGAGACCCATCTACTCCTCTTCTTTCCATAGGATCTGAAGTAAAAGAATCTTCATAAAAATTAAGCATATCAGGTTCAATAACAGTATCCCCTGATGTACTAAAATCACAATCACATTCTTGAGCGGCGTGTCTTATTCCTAAGATTTCATCTTGATCATCTCTCCATACTTAGTCTCGTTCTGGGTGAACAGTCCATGGTAAGGATAAGGGGACAAATTTATTTTCTTTGGCTTGAGCTTTAGTAAAGGATTTATGGAACCAGTTACCGGTACCATAAGGGGTGGATAAGGCCAAACATTGACCTCCAGTAGCTAAAGTTTGTTGTGCTGATGCAAAAATCTCATCTATACCTTCAATAAAAGCAGCTTCATCAATAATAAGGAATGAAACAGCTTCTGATCTACCTGCATCTGCTGTTGCCCCTACTGCTTTAATTTGTGATCCGTTAGCTAAACGTAGTGATAATTTATTATGTTCCACCGTTTTAATCTGCATCCATTTAGGAAGCGCATCATATGCGAACCTAACCTTGGTAACCATATTTTTCGCTGTTTCTTGTTTAGTAGCGATACATAGAACGTTTTTATCCTTCTGGAATAACATCAACCATAAAGAATAAGCTGATGCTAGAGTTGAAATACCTAACTGTCGGGATTTATTGATAATTGTATATTCATTCTTTTGAAGTTGTATTAATACTTTTTCTTGGAATATATAAAGGTTAAATTGGATTCTACCTTTTTGAGGGTGTTGGATCCAATAATATTTCTTCATCCAGTAAACTGGATCTTGGGCACATCTAAGCCATTCTTGTTTAATAATCTCCTTTAATGGGAGTTGAGTATTTTTGGGCATAACTTATTTTTTATTTTATTACAGGTCTTCCCCACTCATTAAATCAGCAGCACTCATTTGTCTTGGAGTTATTTTTTTCTCTAATGCTTTTTTCTCAGCTGTTAAATCTTTTAATTGAGCTATAATATTTGCTTCTGCAGGTGTACCTTTAACCTCTTGGTATTCTTTGGCTAAAGATTTCATTTTTTTAGTTACTTGAGCTAATCTCTCAATTTTAGTACCTAATCTTTTATTACCTTTAGCAGCTTTTATAGCTTGATTATTCATTTCTTCTTCATCAGATTCCATACCTGATGATATATCACTTGGTATTAAGTCAGCTAATTTAGTTGAATTAGATTTTGGATTAGTTATTTTTAATTTTGAAGATTTGGTTTTTGGAGCAGCAGCTGCTTTATTTGGATCAGCTAGTTTATCTGTTTTGACAGTAGATGGAGAGGACCCAACTTGAACAAAGGCCGCTAATTCTTTTTCTAATACTCCTCTGGATTTTGGGTTATTAAAAGTAGCCATATCTTTACCAGTTTGTTTAGCTAATTCTTTATAATCAATTTCTCCAGTTTTTTCTAGAGTATCTAAAGTATTATATAATGTGGTTCCAGGTTTATATTTTTCTTTAGCGGCAGCAATTGCAGCTTTAGCTTCTGGTGAATTATCTGCTATTTTATAAAATGAAGCCATTTCTTCTAATGTTTCACCTTCATCAATAAAGTCAGTATCAAGGTAATAGTTTTCCATATCATCTTCACTATCAAATCCTTGGTCTTCGTACCCTTCAGCTAATAATTGGTTTCTAAATTTTAATAAATCAATTGAACTCATTTTATATTTTTTAATTAGATTTTAATATAAATATTAAAAGGAAATTACTTTTTTAATTTGATTAATCCTTTCCTCTACTGAGCCTGATATACTATGGGAGTTATTTATTCTATGGGAATATAAATTTAATATATTTTGTATAGTAAAATCAATTAAATCCCTATATTCAGCATTAGTGGCACGAACTCCATTATCTTCTATCTCTACTCCTAAAGGAGAAACATAAAAAATATAATGATATTCATTAATAAAATTACAAGCATATTCTTCAAATAGTAATTTATTGGTATCTTTAATTGATTTAGAAGCATTAGTAAATGCCATTACATCAATAACTGTTCTATCAGTTATTAAATTATCATACATTAATTCAGAAACACGTTCAGCTAAAAATATTGTCTGCCCTTTTAATGTTGAATCGGTATTTAAAGGAATACCTAAATCTCTTAAATACTTACTACGCTCAGTAGCAAAATGATAATCTTTAAACTGTGGTAATTCTTTTAAAGCATTAACTAATGTAGTTTTACCTACAGATACAGTACCTACTAATCCTATTTTCATATAACTTTAATTTTTATAATACATTAATATAATAAGGCTCCCTGCGGGAGCCAAATTTATTTATTAGAATCTTGATTGTACTTGAGGATTTTTTTCTGGTGGGACTCCATTTCTGTCTCTTCGAGCCTCTATCCAATCTTCTTTTGTGTATTGAAAACCGTATATATAATATTCAGATTTTTGTTTTAATTCTTTTGGGTATTTTAAAGCTGGCCCATCCCAAGAATGTAATTTGTTATCAAAAAAAGTAATTGTTTTACCTTCAGGTGTAGTTAAAGTTCTTGTTCTATAATCTTTATCAGACATAACATTATTTTATTTGGTTAAAATATTTTAAAAAGTCGGCTATAACTATTTGATTTTTTGGTTCTGATATAGAAAATGCTTGTTCAATTAACTGTTTAATAGGTTTTTTAGATTCAGTTAATAGATTTTTAATTGGAGTTAAAGCAGATTCTGCTAATATTAATTCATCCAATGTACCATAATCCTCAACATCATTAAGGTATAAGGTTAAAATTTCTTGCAATTTATTTTGAGAAATATTCATATACTAATCTTTTAATATGTTTAGCTACTTCATGTAATTTTTTAATTTGGTTATTTAACCATTGTAATCTTTCTCCCATACGTTTGCCCTCCATTGGTTTTTCAATATTACCTGATGGTATATATTGAAGTAGTGGTTTCATATATTCACTACCAGTTAAAAATATAAATTTGTCTTTTTCAGGACTAATACCTAATGATTTTATTTGTGATATTACTTTTTCACCCCAAGCATTTTTTTCATCTTTAGGCATTTCTTTTAAAGTTTTATCATAAGGAGATAGCACCTTTGTCATAGGTACTAGAAAATGTTTAGCAGATAAAATATATATTTTGTCAGGTTTAAGAGATAAACCATACTCTTTTGTTTTTTTAAACATGGGGGATGCTGAGTATAGATCTTGGGCCTGTGATGGTTTATCAAGTTTTGATTTAGTACAGCTTAAAAGTACAATTGTAGACATTTAGTATATTTTACACCCATAAATATTAAAAAAGTAGTTATTTAATAAATTCTTTTACATTTATACTTAATTAATTTTTATTTTTGTACCTGGTAAATCTTCATTTATAGTTGATTTTGAACTATGAACCCATAGTATTGGTTTTCTAACTTGTGTTTTAGGAGCAATACATTCACCATCAGTTAAATAAATTAAGTTATTAAACTCATTTTTATGTTCAAGTAGGTATTTAAATACAGGTTCAAAGTCAGTACCACCTCTACCTTTAACTGCTATATCTTCTAATTTATCTTTATAGTCATATATTCTTTGAATAATAGTATCACATTCTATTATAGTTACTTCAGTACCAGTTTTATACATATGGTGAATTTCATTAAAAAATTCTAATACTTCAACATCTGAAACTGATCCTGATGTATCAATGGCAACTAATGTACGTTTATTTTGTTTAATTTTTAAAGCAGGATTACCATAAAAACGTTTATTAGGTTTACGTCTTGTTTTTTTAGTAAATACTTTAGGTGATACAGACGCAAATCTTCTTAAGTAAGATTTCCAATCTAAAACAGGTTCTGATATTTCAAA